CCTTAACCGACTGCATATTACCCATCAGACCAGACATTTGAGCCCAATCATACTCGGTCAACACACCATCAAACCCTTTACACACAATAGCCACAACAAACCCCCATCATTCTAGAATTTTTGCAAATCCCGCACACCCGCAGCCAAACCAGCCACACGCCGTGCTAGCAACGCCGACGGATTATCCTCATAATCCCCCGCAACCGGTGTCACCTTCGTCCAACCATCACCAGGCGATACACACTCCACATCAATCTGGCGCACAATCTCCGCGATAGGCCCCGATCCCACATCCACATAGATCAAATCCCCGGGCATCAGGCGGCCTGGCCCAAACCGCAACACATCCGACTCGGCCAACTCGATCTTAAACCCCGACGTGGCCCCCGACTCGGACAGCACCCGCTCCGCCTCATCAATAAGATGCACATGTTCAGAATCCGTGTTACGGGCATCCTTAAACACCTCGACACGATCAAACCAGTCATCCTCGGCCATCGAATCAACATCCTCGCAAAACAGCCGATCCTTACCCTCGCCGCGGCCACCAACCACCACCGAAGTAGCCTTCGGGGCGTCACGCACATACTCCCACGACACAATCGAACCAGACTCGGCAGTCAACACATGACTACGGGTCACAGCCGGCACACAATCAAACACCAAACCACGCTGATCAAACTTCGCATTCTCGAACTGATTCACCGTGACAGTCATCCGAGCCCACGACAACACCGGCAACAATTTATCGGCAAACAAGTGGAACCGGGCCTGAAAATCCTTAATATAGCGGCCACGACTCTCATCATCGTTCATAAACAAACCAGGCGGAAAACGCCAAGCATTATCCCCCAACACCTGCTTAGCCACCGACTCCGCAGCACCAGAATAGTGAGCATAATCCCTGTCGGCACGCCACTCCATACCAACCAAACCAGGACGATAATTCACAGGCCACATCAGCATACGCCACAACAGGCGGATATCATCCTCACACGTGATAGTCACCCGCGAAGAACGCCAAGGACCCACACCGTGCACCTTGCGCACAGGCCCCGAAAAAATCTGGCCACCACCATAATCAACAACCAGCCGTGCACCAGGCTTCGTCAACCCGTCAAGCCTAGAATGATCCCCAGACACCACCAACTCCAGCGTCGACAAACCATTCCACTTCAACGACAACTTCAACGACTCAAAAAAATTGATAGGCGCCACACGGCGATAATCCGGTGTAAACAAAGTCACATGCGGAACAAGACCAGCCACAACCGCTCACCAAGCCCTCAAAAACCTGTACTGCACCGACACAACAATGGCACCCAAACCAACCATCTCAATATTCACACTCTTCGAACCGCCAGGCGGAATAGGCGCAAACTCCCACTCTGTCAAACGATCCATCACATCCTCAAACCCATCCAACAACGCAGACTGCTTACGAGGATCCGTATCAATAGTGATCCAATCATACTCCTCGACAGGATAATCCGAAGACACACGCAAACCATCAATCTGCACAGACCACGACTCCAACGGGCCCTCAACACGAATCACAGGCCACGCAGGCACATCACCCTTATTAGACAGATTATCCCAACCCGAACCAACACCAGGCGTCAACACCACAGGAAACGCTGTACCCTTCTTGCCGACAGGGCCGCCACCCAACCAATCCTGCAACTTCGCGTTACTAAAACGAAACTTTTGCTCATCCCCATACCAAAACGGGTCATAAGCCGTCAAATGCAACAGATAGCGCGCATAGCCACGATTCACCGGATCAACCGTAAACGTGTCATCCACCGAATCAAACCGACACTTCAACACACGCTCAACACCGGCAGGAGTCTTCACAGACAACTCCCCCTCCTCGCCCGGGGGAAACGCCGACCACAACTCGTCATAGGCCTTCAAAAAACCGTCACGAAACCCGCCCACCGGATCCGGGTCAACACCCGACACCAAAACCGGTAGCGTCACCTCGCGAGGCTTCACATTAAACCCGCGCCACTCCGAGCCATGCACCCCAACATGAGTTTGCGAAAAATGCTCCACCTCGGGAACACCCAAACCGCGCAACGAATCATTCAACAACATGACAGGAGACGCACCCGTATAATCCGTCAAATGAAGCACACGCTCCGGATCATTACCAATCAACGGCAACATAGACCAGGTAACAGTCAAACCCGAACGATCAGACGGGTCAGGAATAAACATGAACAACACCCCCAATCACACGTAAGCCAACGCGTTCAACGCGTCACGCTGCTGCCGCTCAATCCGCTTCGCAAACTCGTTAGGATCACCATAAGTAGGCCCATTCACATTCACCACAACACTCTTATCATTCGCACGCTGATACCGGTCGTACGGTGTAAACGAGCCCACAGACGACCGCACACCAAACCGGGCATCAACAGCATCCGGCAGCCGTCCCGCCACACCAGACATCGCATCCAACGCCAAACCAGCATTCCCAGTAATACCCTCAGCCAAACCGGCAACAACCTGCCGGCCAACCTGGTCACGAAACACCCGAGACGGGGAATGAATACCCAACACCGACTTCGCCGCATTAGCAACCTGAGAACCCATATTACGCACCGTATCCAACAGGCCACTCATAGCATTCCGGATACCATTACCCAAACCAGACACCACATCACGGCCAGCAGACACCAACAAAGACCCCATATTACCAAGCGCACGCCGAATATTGCCAGGCAAATTCCGGAAAAAACCCAGCACACCATGCACACCACTAGACACAGCAGACCCCATAGCATGCATAGCAGAAGAAGCCGCACTCCGGGCACCATTAAACCCGCGCACAGCACCACTACGAACCCTAGACGCCATCGAACCGAAAAAACCGCCAACAGCAGACGCCACCGAAGACACAACACCCCGAATAGCATTCATCGCAGAAGAAACAGCGCCACGAGCCGCATTAAAACCAGACCTCACATGGCTAGCAACCGAAGAACCAAGCCGGGCAAAAAACCCCACAACCGCGTTCACACCGCCAGAAACAATCGACTTGAAACCGTTAATAAACGCAGACGTAAACGCCCTAATATGATTCCAACCAGCCTGAATAACCGAACCCATACGCGCTAAACCCGACACGAAATGAGCCACAACCCATCCAAGAACACGGGCGACAGCCCCAATAATCCGGGCGGCAGCAGACACAACAGCACCAAGAATACGTGCAACAAACCCGATCACAGCTGTCACAATCGGCATCACAACCGGAATAATACGGGCAACCACCTGTAGCACGGCACCAACAACCTGCATCACCACACGCATAATCGACATGATGACTGGTATCAACGACCGAATCAAACCGATGATAGGTGGCAGCACAGACATGACAGCACCCAAAATCTGTTGAATCACAGGCATCAACACCGGAACCAACTGCATGATCACGCCAACAACCTGCCGTATCACAGCCACAACAGCCTGCAACACCGGCATCAACGCCGGCAACAACATTGCAGCAACCTGTGTCACCGCACCAATAATCTGCGTGATCACAGGCACCAGCCGGGCGACAAGCATACTAATCAAAGGCACAATCTGGGCAGCCAAACCGGCAACCAAACCAATAATCTGGCCAAAAACGGGAGCCAACTGTGCCACAATCCCCGCAACTAAACCAAACAGCGGCTGAATAGCGGCCATGATCTGCCCCAGGGCTTGACCCACTACACCGACCAGCTGCATAACAGCGGCACGGAACTGGGCGTTAGTGGCAAACATTGCCGCAAACAAGCCGATCACAATACCAACAGGGCCACCCAGGGCGCGAAACACGCCGCCAAGCCCCCCGGCGGCACCCTTCAAAGCACCAAACGACGGCAGTAGATTCTTCAACGACACCGCCAACGGGGCAAACCCCGCAACAAGCTTCCCCACACCCGCAGCAACAATACCAAACACTGCGGTACCGCCAGCAAACATGGCACCCAAATTCACCTTCGGGACAGGCAAATGCATCCTCGCAAAAATGCCCTTCAACTGCTCAACCTTGGCGCGCATCTGTGCATTCATTCGAGTGATCATGCCCGGCATACGATTAATCCACGCCAAAATAGACGGCATCACACGCTGAATACCCTGATCCACCGACGCAAACAAAGGCTTCACAGAATCCGTGATAGACTTGATAACAGGATTCAACGCAACAAAAATCTGCCGCAACCCGTTAAGAAACGGCGCCATAGCCGTAGCACCAAGATAACCCAGGGCACCCTTAACATTCTTCATAGCGCCCTCAAACGTCTTACCAGACGCCTGCGCAGCACCACCCATGCCAAGCTTCATCGCAGCCGCAAACGTGGCAAAATCAATCTGCCCCTTCGACACCATCTGCGACACCTCAGCCGAGGTTTTACCAGTCTGCCTAGCAAGCAAAGACAGCACAGGAACACCCGCCATCGTAAGCTGCAACATGTCATCGCCCTGCAACTTACCGCGAGCCATAACCGACGTAAAAATAGCGCCCGTATCCTGAAACGACTTACCCGAAATATAAGACACATCGGCGACAGTCTTCAACACATCCGTCATCTGCCCGCCAGACTTCACACCAGAAGCAGAAAGTGCTGCAGCCGTAGACGCCGCATCACCCAACGCATACGAAGTACCCGTCACAGCCTCAATAGCCGAATTCATAATCGAAGACGTGTCAGACGACGTGTGACCCAAACCAGTAAGTTTAGCCTGAGCCTCATCGATAGCCATCGCCCTAGCAATACCGCCACCAATAGTCACATCATAAATCGACTTGAGGCCCTTCTTAGCAACATTGATAGCACCCACCATTGCGGCGCCACCAAGAGCCAACTTCATGCCCTTAGCAAAAAGACTACCCGAACGCTGACCCTCCGCAGGCATCACCCCAGAAAGCTGTTTACCAACATCAGACTTCAAACCAGGCATCTTCGTATACAACGACACATATGCGGAAGCAATCTCACCAGACATACACTATTCACCCCATAATATTAATCTCGCGAGACACCCCGCCACCGGCACGAACACGCGCCAAAATATCGTCCACCTGCCCAGACGTAAACCGGGCCCTACGCTCATCCGTAGGCCTCGCCACAGGCTCCGGCTGCCCCTCACTATTAGCAGACCTGTAATGATCCAGCATGTCCAACACAGCCCACTCGCACCACTCAAACGGGCGCTGCCAACCATTAAGGTGGGCCGCCAACTGGCTAGACGTATCACCACACAACACGCCAGCCAGCCGGACAGCCTCACCCCAACACATCTGCGGGCCACCAACACTATAAACAGAAACACCAAACTTGGTGCGGAAATCGTATTCGATGGCCCCACGATAATCATCAATCAGGCCGTGGAGCCAAACTATTCCCCCAGCGAGGCACCCTTACCGTCAGGCTTATATTCCATCCACTGGCGGAAAATCTCGGCCACACGAACCATAGGAAGCCCCTCCAAGGCCTCCACAGCATCCTCTGGGGCGGCAGCCTCCAACATGGAAAACATCACCTCAACCTGGGCGAAATCAGCAGACTCCCCAGACTGGGCAATCCTGGCGGCACGGCGAAAAACGCGGGCAGGAACAGCCTGCGCTGTTTCCTCCGCATCCGCCAACACCCAGCTACGGTCACCGATCTTTAATGTGTAACCTGTGTCACTCATCTATCAACAATCCCTCAAGCTATGTGTATCAGTTATTAGACGGCGGATTAGGATCCGGCTCAGGCTTCGGAGAAGGAGGAACCGGGGGAGTATCAGCTTTTAAAGCCGTCATCCACCCCCGACCAGACACCGCATCACCCTTCTTATTAATCTGGGCAGGATACGCCTTCAACGTCACACCATACCCATACACCTCGCCATTCTTGCCCTTGATCTCGTCACGATCGATCAACTCAACCTCAGGGAAATAGTAGCGAATAACCTGATCGCCATCAATAATATCCATCAACAGGGCGTGCACGCCAGTGGTGGCACCCGGAGAAATATCGAACGAACCCGAATCGGCTCCGGCAGTAACCTTCGACTGCCAAAACAGTTCGATAACCTCTTTCTTAGACTCGATCAGCTGGAAAGAAATCTCGATAGACGACTCCGTAGCCACAGTGCGAACAACATCCGCATTCTGCCAAGCCTTCAAATCATCCGTTTTACGCTCAGGCTTAATCTTAAACCCGTCATCCGACAGATACCCTAAAGCGGTAAGACCGTCAGGAACCGTCTTCACACCATCAATAGTGTCACCGGCATGAGCTTTACCAATATAGACGTCACCCGTAACAGCAGAGCGAACATTAGACGCTTTACGTGTTGCAGCCATCATAACCCCCATTAAATATCAAACAATTACATTAAAACAAAAACAATAAGCTTATTCAGACTCCGCAGGCCTACATATAAGCTCAAAAAGCGAATACACATCAAAACGTGCACCATCAACCAGCAAATCAGGGCCAGTAGACCGTTTACAGTACACCACAGGGTCACCGTCCACACCATCAGCCAGAACAGCCTCAACACGACGCGACAAAGACATAGCCCTATCCGGAGTATCCGAAAACACGTTCACCCGCAAAAACACCTGCTCGCGAACATGCAACTGTGGGCCACCATCAAGAGCCAACCAAATCAAGTCACCGCTGAAATCGTCAGGCACCGTCCCTGTACACGGTACCCCAGACAGCCAGCCATCATCCGCCAACACACGTTTAGCCCACTTCCTGGGGTCATCGTAGACGATCACGACGCAGCCCCAATCGACCGGGCCAACGTGCCATGCTTCGCCTCAATCCTTTTACCACCCTTATATGTGGTGCCAATCCTCGCCACAGCCTCAACACGGTGAACCTGCACCTCTGACGACAAACCATTACGGTATTGGGCCTTATCGAAAGCGTTACCGCCCACATTCGCCGAAGCCGCATGCTTGACACGCTCGCCACGCTCAGCCAACATAGCCTGCACCCCAGAAGACTTCAACACTTCACGAATACCCGGCAAGTTCAGCTTCACATTCACATCCTGAGCCACTACCCATCAGCCCTTCTTACGCTTCACATTAATCTGCGTGCCCGCATCCCAGCCAGACATCGGATGATGCCACACCACAGGAGACCCGTCAGCCTCCCACACCACACCCCGAATACGCCACCTACAACGATAACCGGCACCCACAACAGGCTGCTTGAACAGCATCGACCAATGCTCATAATCCGAGTCACGGCCTGCCGCCTCATCCTCCTGCGAAACGGAAGCATAGATGGCCACGTTATGGTACACGGTTTCTACAGGATGCCCCCAATCCTCAACCTTGTCACCAAGATCATCGACACGAACAGTCGGTTGAAGCATCACAACCGTTTCACCGTAAGGAAAACTGGTCATATCATATCTCCCACAAAGGGCCAGCGTAGCCGTTAATATTCGACCCGCACGAGCAACCCTCACCCCACAC